ATTATGAGGAAGGCACTTGGACACCAGTTTTTAGGGACGAAGTAACAGGCGGTAATGTTGCCTCAGGGCAAGCGTTCAATGGAAGTTACACGAGAATCGGAAATCAATGCACTTTGCATATGCGGGTTATCAATATAGACCCTGACACTGATGTGACCGGTACAAACAACGTCTATATCACTGGTTTGCCATTTGCTGCCTCTGATGTAAGTAGCAACTATCGCTACGTTGGCTCTATGGAAAGTACTCGTATTTCCTACAGTGGTTCTATACAGCCAAGAATCACAGAAAACACCAACTATATGGTAATTAGCAAAACCAATCAAAGTGGTTCGACTGCCGCTTTGCTATGGGACGATATTACAGACGCTCAGGCTGACATGTATGTTTCAATAACTTACACAGTATAAGAAATTAACTTAACCATACGCCCAGTGGATGCTGGGCATAGACAGGAATATATATAATGACATTAGAAAAAGTAATTACAGAAGATAAGATTGAAATTGTTGGCGAGTTTAAGGCCGTACAGGTACGCACCAAGACAGCAATCACTGATGATGGCGTTGAAATCTCTTCAGCCTACAGCCGCAAAGTAATTTCAGCGGGTGACGACTATAGCGGTGAGTCAACTGAAGTGCAAGCTATTTGCTCAGTAGTACACACTGATGAGGTAGTGTCTGCTTTTATTTCTTATAACAATTTATTCGAAGACTAAGGGGGGTTAATCCATGGATGGCGATACTACAGCTTTAATGACAACCCTAAAGGTCCAACAAGAAAACATGTCAGAAGACATGAAGGATGTTAGATCTGCACTTAAAGATATAGCACAAAGCTTAAAGACCCTATCAGTACTCGAAGCTAAGTACTTAGAAACACGAAGCCGCATGGATGACCATGAAGCTCGTATTCGAAAACTAGAACTCAGCATAGCCTCCAACCTTTGGGTTGAGAGGGTTATGTGGGTTACGCTAGCTGGGTTTGTAAGTATGGGCGTTAAGTACTTATTGTAGGAGAATAAAATGGCTAGTAAAAAAGATCCTCGATTAGAGAGGGCAGGGGTCTCTGGGTTTAATAAGCCTAAGAGAACCCCTAGTCACCCTAAGAAGTCACACGTAGTTGTGGCTAAGTCAGGTGACACAATTAAAACAATTCGCTTTGGAGAGCAAGGCGCATCTACTGCAGGTAAGCCTAAGTCAGGTGAAGGAGCAAAGATGAAAGCTAAGCGTAAAAGCTTTAAGGCTCGTCATGGTAAAAACATTGCTAAGGGGCCTTTGTCAGCAGCTTACTGGGCTAACAAGGTGAAGTGGTAATGGCTAGGACTCATCCAAAGTTATGGGCTAAAGCTAAAGCAAAGGCTAAACGTAAAATGGGTGGTAAGCATTCAGCCCGTGCTATGCAGTTAGCTGGTAAGTATTACAAAGAAATGGGTGGTGGCTACTCAGGCAGTAAATCTAAAGAGCAGAAGTCTTTGACTAAGTGGACTAAAGAAAAGTGGGGCACTAAGTCTGGTAAGAATAGCACAAGGGGCCCTAAGGCTACCGGTGAACGATACTTACCCAAGGCAGCTAGGGATTCTTTGTCTAGTAAAGAGTATGCAGCTACCAGCAAAAAGAAACGAGAAGACACTAAGAAAGGTAAGCAGTTCTCTAAGCAACCAGATAAGATTGCTAAGAAGACAGCTAAGTACCGTAAGGGTCCACTAAGTAAATAGGAGAATAACAATGCCAATGTACAAAGGCAAGGAATACGAGTATGACGAAGCTGGATTAAAAGAATACCATGCAGCTAAGAAAAAGAAGAAGAAGATTAAACGTGCTAAAGATGTTCAAATGCAAAACCTTAATCTTTCTCCTGCTGAAAAGAAAGAAAAAGAAAAGCTAGAGAAACTTAAAGGCCCTTTGCAAGCTAAGTAACGTTTAAACAAAAAGGAGAGGACTGATGCTAGCACAACTTATAGGGCCTGTTACAGGGCTACTGGATAAATTTATAGAGGACAAAGACAAGAAGAATGCCATTGCCCACAAGATTGCAACCATGGCTCAAGAGCATGCGCAGGTACTTTCTAAAGCTCAGATTGAAGTTAATAAGAAAGAAGCGGAACACAAAAGTTTATTCGTCGCAGGTTGGAGGCCAGCTGTGGGTTGGGTATGTTGCTTGGGAATGGCAAGTAACTTCTTGGTCATACCGATGGCAAACTTTGCGCTTGCTTTATCCAATTCTACAATCACTATACCCCTTATAGCTCTATCAGAGATGATGCCTGTGCTATTAGGTATGCTTGGCCTAGGTGCCATGAGGACCGTTGAGAAAGCCAAAGGCGTTCAACGAGATAAATAATAATACAGGAGAGATATAATGCCTATTGGTATTGACGTAAATAAACCCGAAGAGGGTAACCCTACTACAGCGTCTGTAAGGGAAAACTTTGTAAAAGCTAATAATGGTATCAACGATTACCGTAAGACCTCTAAAGACTTTGCAACATCCTCCGGAACTGGGACAGCGTATGTAGCTAATTTTTCCCCAGCCGCAACTAAGACTGCAGGTGAAAGAGTCACCGTATTGTTTCATGTTGGTAATGAAACAAGCGGCTGTACAATAAACATTAACAGTACCGGTATAAGCCCTATTACAGTTTTTGGTAATGTGGGTGTAACACAAGGCCTGATTAGAGTAGGGGCTTACCACGAGTTAATGTGGAATGCTGTAAACTCTTCTTGGGAGTTACTTAACCCCTACCCTGTACAATCAAGTTACTTTTCTAGTAGTAAAACTATAAACTTAACAGGTGCTATTACAGGCAGCACAACTACAAACTTCTTTGGAAGTACAACTCTTGATACGACTGCTGCAGCCGTTTCAGGTCTTGCCGCATACCCAGTAGGGGCTTTATACTTAACTACTACATCTGTTACCCCCGCTTCTATATTTGGTGGCACATGGGAACGGTATGCGTCCGGTAAAGCTCTTGTTGGTCTTAAGACTGTAAATGACCCTGAGTACGCTTTAGGGGTAGACTCTCACGGTTCTGAAAGTCAAACCCTAACAGTTGACCAAATACCGGCACACACGCACACAACTACAATAGAGGTTCGTGAAAACAGATCATCTAGTGGTAGCCACCCCGAAGGTTCTAGCGCAAGTGTCGTAGAAAGCCCTCAGTTTGAGTCAGCGCCTACAGGTGGTGGTCAATCTTTTGATAACCGTATGCCATACATTGCTATCGCAATCTGGAAACGTACAGAATAATAGGAGAAACATATGTCAACTTCACCAAGAGCACCGAGAGGTTTCTTTCCGGCTGACTTAACGCCACTGATTCTTTCTGGATGGCAAACAAATAAATTTGATGGAAGCATCCCCTTCTGGGCTGACGTTGACGGACTCCAATTTACAGAGACTGGTGTTAGGCGTAAACCCGGTCATAGTTTTTTACTTAGACCCTTAAACTCTGTGGGGGTCTACAAGCCTATACGTGGCCTTACTTCAATACAAGAGTACGGCACTAAGGTAATCTATGCGGGTGATTTAACTAAGCTGTACCGTTACAAACAAGACTCACCTGAAGTTGACGGTGAGATAGTAGGCTCCGGTTATAACTTAGTAGAAAAAGCTGGAGCTTCTACTTGGGACTCCGGGTCTACTGTTTGGGACGCTGGTGGTTCTGTATGGGATGATGGGGTAATTGAGGCATCTGCTTGGTCCTTTACTAACTTTGGTACTTGGGTGCTAGCTGCTGATAACGCAGGTCCTATTAAGATTAAAAAGAACAATGAGAACTTTGCTGAAATGTCTTTGAACAAAGCCACAGGTGTTACTATAACCAGCGGTGGGTCTTCTTACGCACTCAACAATATTGTTACCTTTACCGGAGGTCTTACTGCAAAGGTTACAGGTGTAAACAGCGGAGTAGTTACTCAACTACAAGTTACAAACTTTGGAACTACTTACACAGCCAACCAAACCCTTTCGGCTTCTGGCGGATCTGGTGCTAATCTTCAAATCACAACACAGATTACAAACTGCCCTTTTACTAGGGTAAGAGCTATTGATAAGTCAGGCCCACACATACTAGCTGTCAACTACGACAAAGCTACCACAGAGCATCCTTATGATGTAGCTTGGTCTGCAGAGGACGATCCAGATGATTGGGCACCTGCTGCCGATAACGCTGCTGGTAGTCTTACGTTACGAGAAGCATCGTCTCCCCTTAAATGCATTGTACCTTTAGGTGAGAATAAGGCTATCTACACAGATGATCAGATGTTTATCCTTAGCTACCTCGGGTCTCCCTTTTACTTTGGGTATCAAACCGCTATGACCTCAGGGGTCGGAGCAGTGTCCGCTAGGTCAGTAGTATCAGTAGACAG